AAAAAAGACCCCGCCGAAGCGGGATCTTATTATTGTTGTTACGTTAATGTAGGTCCTAATGTAGGAGTTACAGATGTAACAGTATTAACAAATGCTACTGGAACAGCTGGTCCCGAAGCACCATTAGCTAATTCAATAGCAGCATTTACAGCATTCCTAATTGAAGTTGCACTTGCTTCTGCTGATGAAATAACAACAGTAGCTTCTACAAGAATATCGTCTTTAGCTCGTAAGCCATAAACAATTTTACAATCAGTAGTACCAGAACTAGTAACATGCATGATGTTTTCAGCAGGAAGTAAATCTACTTCACCTCCGCCTTTTGAAAATGATATATATCCCATAATTTCTATTCTTTTAAATGTTAATAATTATACAGTCTTAAATAACACGAAGTTATTAGCAGCTTGTGTTACTAAACATCTTTCAGTTAAGAAATGTACGTCCATAGCATCTAAAGCATCAGTATACGCTCCGCCAACAGAACCAGTAATCCAGTTTTTGTAACGTCTATCTTCAGTTTCAGAAGCTCTATATCTTACGTGTAAGAATGGTCGTCTGATATTTGATCCTAACATTTGATCATATACTGTAGTGGTTCCAGCAGGAATCATTACACCATCAATAGCATTAGATAAACCTCTTGTAGAAGCATCATTTAGATATTTCCAATCAGTTTTGTAGAAGTCATAAGAACCTCTTCTAAAGCCAGTGAATCCAAAGTTAAGTGCCATTTCTGATTCATTATCAAATAAACCATAAGAAGCAGCAGCAGAAGAAGCAAAAGCTCCGTTCATAGCAGCAATCATATCATCAAAATCTAAAGCAGTAGATCTTTGTAAGAAAAGCATGTTTTCTTCAATAGCTCCTTGCTTGTCTAAGTTTTTAAGGATTTCATCGAAATCACCTAAAGCACCAGAACCAGGAGCAGCAGCTCCAGCAAATCCTTGATATACATTACCTCTTGCTTCAATAGCAGCAAATAAACCTTCTGTACCTTTTAAATTAATACCAGTAGAAGCACCAGGCATAGCAACTGTGTGTCCAGCTAATTCACCTTCAACCATTGCCATTTCCATGTAATCTTCAAATCTAAGTCTAGTTTCAGACTCAGCTTTTAGATACCATAGGTAGCCAGATGTTCCATCTTCAGTAGCAACTTCAATCCAACCAATTTGAGCAGCATCAGAACCATTAACTTGGTACTTGTCTCTAATAATAATTGGAGAGTTGTGATATTCTGTAAAGCTAGGCTCGATAGAATCCATAGTAGCATCTGTAGATCCTTTACCAAACTCAGAACCATAAACAAATAGGTTCAAGGAAGCCGCACCAGTTAACTGTAATCCAGCTTTAACAGTAGCTATATCATAAGGAGTAACTGTAATTTCTGCTTTTGTAGCAACCCCTGTTGGCTGAGTTACACCAGTTACGATAAACTTCTGTGTTACTAAACCTGTAGCGTTATCAGAAACTAATATAGTGTTATTAACTTTTATAGCTGCAGTATTATTACCTCTACCATTAGTTGTTGGATTAGCGTTAGCTAATTCTATTTCAAAAATAACACCTGATTTCCACTCTACCTCATTATAAGATACATGTAATCTATTTTGTTCAGACCATAATACTTGATCTGATGTCATTGGCATTTCAGCGCCAACCATTCTTAAGAAACCTGCTAACGTTCTGTTACCATATCTCTCAACTTCAGCTTCATAAAGCTCAGGTAAATACTGTTGAGCCCAGTCAGACGTACCGTCTGCAAAGTTCAAATAGTTATTATCTAATGCTTGTTTCTTTTGAGCTGGAATTAAACTTGCAGGAAAACTCCCACTTGTTGCAAAACTCATATTTATATTTTTAGTTTAAGTTATTTTTTTGTTTTTATTTTTAACTTAGAACTATCTACACCACTAATTGCTTTTATTTTTAACCCATTAATAAACATTTCACCAGAGCTAGTAGCTCTAACTTCATTTGTTATATTTTTAGATTTAGCATTAACATCTCTTATAGCGTCAGTTTTACCTTGCTCGTAAAAATGTTTTGCTATTTTATCAGCGTTATTAGCAGTATACAAGGCTTTGTGATAACCTCTATAATCTTCGATTTCACCTTTTTTATCTAGGAACTTCCCAACAAAATTATTTAAATCAGATTGATTTTGAGCAACATCATTCTTGTTATTTACATTATATCTAAAAGCTTTTTCACCAACGCTATATTCAAAACCTTTGAATTCATCAGAGAATAATTTTTTAGTATTGTTTGTAAAACTTTCGTGACGCTGTTGAATCACCTTCTGTTCTTCGTTGTATCTATTGAAAAAGTCATTAGCTTTTTTTTGTTCTTTAGATACTGAAGGTTTCAACTTGATCTCTTCATAGTATTTTTCTTTAGAACTATCTAAAAAGCTTTTGGCTTTGGCAATTTCTTCTTTGTAAGCTAGTTTTTTCTTTTTAACCACTCTATCTTCTTCATCTTCATCCCACGCAAAATTATCATCCATTAAAAAATTTATTTCTTCTGAATTCAAATGTGGTTTGCTTACACTATAATATTCTTTAAGTAATTGTTCTCCGTTTAACTTACCGTAGTCTTTGTTTAAATTAACGTAATCTTCGACAGTGCCACCAGTATCTTTCATGAAGTCTACTAGCTTTTCAATGTTTTCTGGTAAGTCTATTTGTGGATTTTCTTTTACTTCTTCTTTAATTTCTTCTACAACCTCTTTAGTTTCTTTAACTTCTTTATCTTTTTCTTCTACTTTTATTTCTTCAATAATTGGAGATTCCTCAGTTTTAGTTTCTTCTACTACAGGTTGTTCAACCTTAACTTCTTCCACTTTAGTTTCTTCAACTACTTCTGGTTCAGTTTTAGTTTCTTCTTTTGGCTCTTCTTTTTTAGCCATATCTAACTTAGTTATTTCTTTATTAGTAACTAATTTTTTAGGTTTCTTTTTTATTTTAAAGTCACCTTGTTCTAGTTCGCCAGCGGCGGTTTCTTTTATTTGTTCTGACATAATATAATATAATAGTTAATATAAAATTATCTAGGGGCAAATTGGTCTAAACTAACTCCGCCTAAATTATCATTACCCTTAGATTCAAAGTTGATAGGTAAACCATCTTGTTTTCTCTGGGTTATCATTTCACTCTGTTGAGTGCCTTGAAGCTTAATTCTTTTGTCTTTTCTATCTTCAATTTCTTTTTCTTTTTGAGATATAACATTAGACTGCTCTTTAGCTAGTTTAATGTTATAATCAAACTCTTGTTGCATTAGACCTCTTTTTATCTCTGCTTCGGTTTGCATTCTTTGTATTTCAAATTGAGACTTGGCTTGCTCTACTTGAACTTTACTACTAGTTAAAGCTTCTTGTTTTTGTAATTCAGCTAGAATAGTTTTTTCTGCAGTTTCAGCTTGAGCTTGAGCTTGAGCTTGTATTTGTTGTAGTTTTAACTCTTGGTCTTTAGCTTGTTTTTCTTGTCTTCTTTTCTTAAGTAAAGTATTGGCTAATTTTAAATTGTTTACATTTCTAATGTCAATAGCATCTTCTAAATCTATTGATTGGGTAGATAAAGCTACTTGAATGTTTTGTTCTAATTTAGCTTTTTCTTCATCATCTGGTTCTAATTCTATAAATATTCCAAAGTCGTGGATATTAATGCTAGTTAACTCATCTAATGTGTTAGTATTAAAATTAGATATACTATTTATTAAAGACATTCTAGTTAATGGAAACATTAAAGAATCACTAACTCTTAAAGATATGTTCTCACATGTTCTAAGTGTTAAATATAAACTTGCTTGAAGAATATGTCTTGTAGCAGTATTTGAATTAGCTGCAGCAAGCTTTTGTATACCTACTAAAGAGTTTTTATCTGGAACACTACCATCTCTAGCTTCATTAAGCCCGGTAACATCTCTAATCATTTGTAAATAGTAATTATACGTCTGAATTAAAGAGTTTATTTTAGCTCCTCCAGAAGAAGATTGAAGTTCTTGTACAGGTATTTTACCTCTGTTAATTTCACCATCTTGAGTTAAAGATCTACCTATAACACTACCAGTTTGAAAATACATATTCAAAGCTTCAGCTGGGTTATAGTTAGTACCATTACCTAGATCTACTTCTGCTAAACCATCCATGTCTAAATAAACTCCATCAGGAACCATTCTAGACATTACTTGTTGAAGTTTTAAATGAGTGAGCTGTATCATGTCAGCAAACCCAGTTACTCTACTTACTAAGCTTTCTATTCTACCTTGATACATTCTAGGTGCCGTTATAGTATAACTAAGATTTACTTTACTTGTATCAGCGTAAGGTCTTGTCATATTTTCTGCCAAACGCCAATCAAGCATTTCTTCCATACCTAACACTTTAGCTCCACTATATAATGTTTCTATACTTCTAGAAGCTTTTTTAAAGTTGTCTGTTTCTTTTACTTCTAAAAAAGTATCTTCTTTTTCAATAGTTTTCTCTAACCCTGTAGCAGTAGTTTTTATTTTAAATACCTGGTCAATATAACTTTTCCACTCAAAATATAATACTTGAACTGTATTCTGATCGTATCTACCATTAAAATTAGGCGAATAAGCCGTGTTGCCTGTGTAGTTTTGTAGTTTTTTAACTTGTTCTGGAGTTAAACTAGGAAATTGTTTTTTAAGTTCTACTATAGGAACATTTTTAACTTCACCTACGTAGTATACATCTTCAAAGTTAGGATCGTTAGTATATGAGTATACTATGTTAGAAGGATCAACATAATCAATAACTATTCCTTCAGCTGGATTCCATGAAGTTTTAACACAAGATATTCCTAAAACTGTTAAATCATAATTAAGTCTTTTTCTAATTAAATGATATTTGTTTTTATCTAATATTTGTGAAATAAGTTCTTCTTCTGCAACTTCTATAGATTGTTTATAATCCATTTGCATATGTGCTGGAATATCTTCTAATGTTTCAGGAGTGTTTTTAGCAGTGGATTCAGATAGGTCTATACCAAACTGCTGCATAACCATTTCATTAAACTTTTTAGCCTCTATGTCCATCATTATTCGCTGAGCATATAAAGTTCTTTTTCTCAATGAAGTAGGATCTTGAGCTAAAGCTTTTACTTCATAAGATCTTTGAGACATGCCATTAACAACAATATCTACAAACTTAGGAATAATAGGTACGGGTTTCCAGTCTAGGTTTAAGTAAGATAAATCTCCATTTATAGCTAGCTCATCTTTATATTTTTGTACTGGCTGTTCTGCTCTAGCGTAAAGTCTTAAATTATGAAAGTTATTGTAGTTTGTCATGTATCTATAACCAACTCCTTGTGAATTTCTAAACCATTCACCTTCAATAGCTCTCGCAACTTTTAAACCATATTCGTAAGTAGCTTTCTCAGCAGCAGGTACGACCTGGTCCGGAAATGTACTATATGTAGTTGTAGCTTGCATATATATTAATTAATTTTTGATATTACGCCGGTATTATCATAAGTTCTAATACCAAGATTTATTTTATTAGTAATTTTGTTAGGCACAGGTCTATATAAATTTTTATTACAAGCCATTATAGCAAGTCCTGAGCTTATAGTAGCATCGTGCTTAGTTCTACTGTTTATATTAAAAACAGCCCAATCTTCTAATGTTCTTTGATGATACATATCACCATATGAATTATCTTTAGATCCTACAAATTTTTCAATATAACTTTCTACAGCAGCGGCGTGAGCTTGCTTTATATCCTCACTTGAGTTAGGTATTCCACCTATCTCTCTTTCCGTTATAGATAATTTATTAATAAGCTTATCAGGCCTATTCATTGAAAAACCTCTATAACCTCTACGCTTAAAATAATACAGTAGTCTTGGTTTGTTGTTTTCGCAAAGTAAAGGCATGCCATAAAATACACAAGCCATTAATACATCTTCAAAAAATATCTCAGCAGTTTGAGGTCTAGCTATATACTCTAAGAAGAAATGATTAGAAGGAGCTTCTTCCATAGAAAACTTAGTTAAACCATGAAGCGCCCCATTAGAACCTTTACCATCAACAGTACCACTAATATCATAACTATCACAACCAAAAGCACCAATATGTTCGTTACCAGGGTATTTAATTCCATTTTTTATAATCACTCGATTTTGAAGATTTTTAGGTGGAACCCAGCTAATTCTAAATCTACCATCATTATTAGGATGAAAAATAACACTAGTATCTTTAATACCGTTCACCCAACTAAAACTTCCTTTAGTTACATTTAAGCTATTATTTAAAGAATCATTATGATCTATTTGTTCATAGATTTTTACTAAATTAAATAAACTTTGTTTTGTTTCATCTCTAAAAGCGTGAGCTTCAGTTCTTGGGAATTGTCTATAATATTCGTTTAAACTATCTTGATCAGACTTTAAGCCTTCAACCTCGTTTTCCCAGTGTTCAATAACGCCTGTTGTAATTTCAAAACCGTCAACTCCTTTGATTGGATCTTCTTTTCCAATGAAAACAGGTGATCCGTAAGAATCCATGAATCCTTCGTAGTTCCATTCCATAGGGACGAACAAAGAATAGAGTCCAGAAGAAGTTTGTCCATTTCTATTTCTTTTTGTAACGTCTGAATTATAGTATAATTTTTTGAAGTTGTTTCCACCTTTGTCTAATGAGTTAGATGTTGAGCCCATCATACACTTACCTACGATTCTAGAACCAAGACGCAATGTAGTTTTTGTAACTCTCCAGTTGTTTAATATATTATCAGGTCTCTCCCATTTGCCACTCTCATCATGTGCTAATAGCTTTAACTTTTCACCGTCGTAAGAGTTGTCACCAGTATTTTTCCAGTCAATAGTTGTGTCAAGCCCGTCTAGTTCTCTTAATTGTTCATTGCTTTCAAGCTTCCTTCTAGTAAACTTTGAAGCTGGAACTCTGTATGCAAGTTCTGTTTTAGGACGATCCATACCGTCTTGTATCGGTTTGAAGAAAAACGGATAGTTAACGGATATTGGAACGACTTTATCTGTAAACATTTTTTTAGCATCTGCTCCAGATTTAGACAATATACCGAATCTGGAGTCACTAGATATTGTTGCTTGGTTAACAAGCTCGGCCGAGGACATAAATGAAAATCCAGATCGTCTGTTTTTAAGATAGCACATCCCGTAACATCTAATATCTGCCTTGCATGCTTC